TCCGCTTGTACCATAACCATAGCACCAAATACCGTCTCTAAGCTCTGGTTCATAGAAAATGGGACAAGCGGTTCGCAGAACATTATCATCTCCCAAGGCACTGGAGCCAATGTCACCATACCAGCTGGCGATACCAAGGTAGTGTATTCCGATGGCGCAGGTTCTGGTGCTGCTGTCGTTGATGCTTTTGCAAGTCTTTCTACCGTGGATCTTAAAGTTCAAGACGATTTGACAGTTACGGATGATGTTATAGTAAATGGTGACATAGATTTAGAAGGTTCTATAGATGTCAATGGAACAAGTAATCTTGATGTAGTAGATATTGATGGTGCCTTGACACAAGATGGCGGCGCTGTATTCAATGAAGATAGTGCTGATGTTGATTTTAGAGTTGAATCTAACGGACAAACTCATACTTTGTTTGTTGATGGTGCTTTGGATAATATAGGTATAGGATATTCAGCAGCACACACAGCAACTAATAAAGGGTTAGTTATATTAACTGGTGATGGTAATGGTGGTATTCAATTTAACAAAGAAGATGGTAGTTATCCTAGCTCTGGAGAAACTTTAGGTTCAATAGGTTGGAAAGGTGCAGATAGTGCTAATAATAACGCTGCTGCTGGAGCATCTATAGTCGGTATTGCTGCTGAAGATTTTAGTGGTAGCACAGAAGCTACAAACTTAGCTTTTAATACAAAACCATCAGGCACAGGTCCAGGCTCTGCTCCAAGCGAAAGAATGCGCATTCTCTCGGATGGTAATGTAGGAATTGGGCAGTCAAGTCCGACAGGTAAGCTCGAAATAACAGCCACAGGCACAAATGCAGCGCCACACATAAAATTGTCCGAAAGTGGTGATGCTAGAGAATTTAATATTTTTAATGATGGTTCAGGTAATGGTCGTTTAGTTTTAGCTGACAGCACTGATGATACTCCAGATACAGAAATTGTTTTGGCAGATAACGGATTTATACAATTTAAAACAGCTAATACAGAAAGAATGCAAGTCAATGATGCTGGTGCTTTACTTATAAACACCACTCAAGAATTTAACAGCTTAAATGGTAGAGGTAATTTAGTTGTAGGAAGTGGTTCTGGAAATGAAGGGATAACTATTTATTCTGGTAATGATAGTCAAGGTGGAATAATTTTTGCTGATGGAACTTCTGGCACTACTGCATATCCGGGCCAAATTCATTACACTCATTCTGATAATTCCATGAGATTTGCGGTAACAGATGGTACAGAAGTTTTGCGAATCGATTCTGATGGTAATTTACTACTAGGAACAACTACTAGAATTAACAACTCAAATACTATTGCAAAAACAACAGACCACGTTCCTTTAAATATAAGAAGAGATAATGGTGCATCTGATAATTCAATTTTAATATGTATTCAAGGTACTAATACAGCAAAAATGGCAGTCAGAGGCGATGGAGATTTAGAAAATGTAAATAACTCTTATGGTGCTTTATCTGATGAAAGGCTTAAATCAAATATTGTTGATGCTAACTCACAACTTGAAGATATTAAAAAAGTCAAAGTAAGAAATTATACTTTAGATTCAACTGGCGAAACTCACATAGGAGTTATTGCACAAGAATTAGAAGCAGAAGGCATGAATGGTTTAGTAGTAGAAAGAGAAGAAGGTTATAAAGGAGTTAAATACAGCATTTTATTTATGAAAGCAATTAAAGCAATCCAAGAACAACAAACACAGATTGAAGCCTTACAATCTGAAATTAACACACTCAAAGGAGGATAAAATGGCAATATCATATGCATGGGATGTTTCAATTTGTGATACCTACCCCACAAAAAGCGGTAAATCAAACGTAGTGCATAATGTACACTGGCGACTAACAGCTACCGATGACGCAAATAATGATGCAGAGGGCAACCCGCAAACTGCTACAGTATATGGGTCTCAGGCTTTAGATACCTCAGACTTATCATCATTTACAAACTGGTCAAGTCTTGATGCAGCTAAAGTACAAGGTTGGGTCGAAGCAGCTTTAACGTCTGATAAAGTGACAGAAATGAAAACTGGTCTCGATGCACAAATAGCTGAAAAAGTTACGCCAACAACAGTCCAAAAAACTTTAGGATAATATTATGATGGAACCACAAGAAAACGTAGTACACATTGACGATACCGAACTAAAAGAATCGGAAATGTCTAACGACCAAAAATATTTTTTTAAACAAATACACGATTTAAGAAATAAAAAAGCACGCTTACAATTTGAATTAGATCAAATACAAGCAAGTTTGTCGGTGTTTGAAAACTCTTTAGTACAAAGCACAAAAGCTCAAGCCGAAGAGGTTTTAACTTCGGAAACAAAGATATTAGAAAATTAAGGTAAATGCCGAAAACAACAGTGAGTGAAGTAGAAGCTAATTTATCTAGGCATGAAGCGGTTTGTGCTGAACGTTGGTTAGAAATATTACATCGAGTAAAACGATTAGAAACTTTTGTTATAGGAGCTAATGTAACCATACTGCTCGGTATGGGAGGAATTTTAACTAATTTAATATTTTAGGAGAAGCGATGCCTTTTCAAAAACTATTATTTAGACCAGGAATTAATAAAGAAGCTACCGCTTATGCTAATGAAGGTGGCTGGTTTGATAGTAATTTAGTTCGTTTTAGAAAAGGTTTACCTGAAAAAATAGGTGGTTGGATAAAAGCTACTGCGGACACCTATAAAGGCACAGGTAGAGGATTACACGCTTGGGTAGCTTTAGATGGAACTAAATATATAGGGCTAGGTACAACAGTAAAATATTATATATTAGATGGTACAACTTTTGCAGATATTACTCCAATTAGAAAAACCAGTACTGATTCAATAACTTTTGCAGCAACTAATGGTTCTTCTACTTTAACCGTTACTGATTCTAGCCATGGTGCTGTTATAGGAGATTTTGTAACGCTTTCTGGAGCAGCTACTTTAGGCGGTAATATAACTGCGGCAGTGCTTAATCAAGAATATGAAATACTAACTATACCTACAGCCAATACCTACACTATTACTGCTAAAGATACAACAGGAGCTATTGTTACAGCTAATAGTAGTGACTCTGGTAATGGCGGTTCTGGAGTAGATGGACTTTATCAAATAAACGTAGGTTTAGATGTTTACGTACCTGCTACAGGTTGGGGAGCAGGAACTTGGGGAGCAGGAACTTGGGGCAGTGCTTCACCATTAGGTAACGTTAGTCAATTACGTCTATGGTCACATGATAATTTTGGCGAAGATTTATTAATAAATGTTAGAGGGGGTGGTGTTTATTATTGGGATGAATCTAATGGTACAAACACTAGAGCAGTAGCTTTAAGTGATTTAGCAGGAGCTAATTTACCACCTACGTTAGCATTACAAACTATGGTTTCTGATATAGATAGACACGTTATTTGTTTTGGAGCAGACCCATTAAATGCTTCAGGTACCGCTAGAACAGGGGAAATAGACCCTCTGTTTATAGCTTTTAGTGATCAAGAAAACGTTGCTGAATGGGAGCCAAAAATAACCAATACCGCAGGTTCATTAAGACTTTCGTCAGGTTCACAAATAGTAGGAGCAACTAGAGCAAGACAAGAAATATTAGTTTGGACAGATACGGCTTTATATTCTATGACATTTATTGGACAACCGTTTACTTTTGGTGTAAATTTAGTAAATGAAGGCGTAGGTTTAGTAGGTCCTAATGCTATGATAAATTCTCCTAAAGGGGTTTTTTGGATGGATAAAAAAGGTTTTTATACTTACTCAGGAGCAGTACAAAAATTACCTTGTTTAGTAGAAGAACACGTATTTAGTAATATAAATCAAACACAAAGTTATCAAATATTTGGTTTTTTAAATAAAGCCTTTAGTGAAGTTGGTTGGTTTTACTGTTCAGCAGATGCTACGGTAATAGATAAATACGTAACGTATAATTACGAAGAAAATGTTTGGATGATAGGCGAGCTTTCTAGAACAGCATGGTTAGACGAAGGAGTCTTTGCTCAACCTAAAGCAACATCTTCTAATTATTTATATGACCAAGAAAGCGGTAATGATGATGATGGCACAGCAATGACTAACGTGTTTATAGAATCTAGTGATTTCGATTTAGGTGAGGGAGAGGAGTTTCAATTTATAAGTAGAATAATACCTGATGTAACTTTTAATGGCACAGGAAGCACAGGAGCAACAGGACAAAAAGTAGATTTAGTTTTAAAAAAGAGAAATTTCCCAGGAGAGAGCTTAACAACGGGAGTAACAGGAGCGTGTACTTCAACGACTACTAAAATAGATACCCGAGTTAGAGGAAGACAAGCTGCGTTAAGAGTACAATCTGATGATACCGATACTACAGTTTTAGGAGTAGGTTTTAGATTAGGAGCTACTCGTATTGAAATACAACCTGACGGCAAAAGATAATGGCTAAAATATTAGAAACTAAATTACCGTTCGCTCAAAATGAATTATCTCCAGAACTATTTAATAGATTAGTTAGAGTTTTAGAACTTAGTTTAAATAAAGTAGATATAGGTTCTACTAATAATTTTACGGAAACACAAAGAAATTCTACAAGTTTTAGAACGGGAGATTTAATTTGGAATTTATCAACAAACCAAATACAACTTTGGACAGGAGAACAATGGGTTGATATTTATACAGGTACAGAAAAAGGTACACAAGGTACAACGGCACTTGGTAAAGTAACAGTTTCTTTAGCAGGAGCTACAACTATACCTATAGGTTGATTATGGATATAGAAAAACTTAGAAAAGAATTAAAACTAGATGAGGGATGTATAAACGAAATTTATTTAGATCATCTAGGATATCACACTTTTGGTATTGGTCATTTAATAACTGATCAAGATAAAGAATGGGGCAAACCTGTGGGAACAAAAATATCAACAAAAAGAATTAACGAGTGTTTTAAAAACGATATAGAAATAGTTTTTAAAGAGTTAGATAGAAGTCTGTCTTGGTGGCGTGAGTTACCAGACGATCTACAATTAGTGTTAGCTAATATGTGTTTTAATTTAGGTATTACACGATTAAAAAAATTTAAAAATTTTTTAGGTGCTTTATCTAAACAAGACTGGGAACTTGCTGCTACGGAGATGATGGATAGTCGTTGGGCTACACAAGTCGGACAAAGAGCAGTAAGATTACAAAAACGTGTACTAAAAGGAGGTTAATTATGCCAATGCACAAAAGTAAAAGAAGTAAGGGCGGTATGATGAGAAAAATGTCTAAAGGCGGTTCTCTCAGAAAAATGTCTAAGGGTGGTTCAGTAAAAAGAAGGTCTAAAAAACGTAAAACTACTAAAAAGAAAAAGAAATAAGCTATGTCTTATTTAATTAGTAATATCCCACATTTTAAATGTTGGGTCAGACGAGAATTTACTAAGAATCATGAAGAATACCAAGATGAGTATATTCATGCACTAGCGATAGCGGTTACTACTATTCCCGACAGATCGTTAAGTTTTCAAGTAGTTTTTACTGGCGAAGAAGCTAATTGTGAAGATAATGACGAAGGTAATATTCACGGTGGTGCTATGTGGGCTAGAATGCCAATACAAGCATTAGTTGCTGACATCCCTAGTGAAGACTTTCCAGAACCTATGGAAGATCATATTGCTCAACCTTGGGATTGTGAATCAAGAGAACACTCAGTAGTTATTATGGATAGAGTTAGTTCTAGTCCTTGGCTTTGTAAAATAGACGGTGAATTTTATACAGGACGTTATATGTTTACCGTAGATTATACCGATAGCGATATTGCTGATGATCCTGCTCAACATAAACAATCCCATGTTTTATATATAACTGAAGATTGTAAATGGAAT